CTGTTGTGCCTGACGCGCTTGCTCAAAAGCAGACTGCATACCTCTACCGTATATATCCCCTTGCTGCTGGGCTAGGTTGCGCTGACGCTCTGCCTCAACAATAGCGGTACGGGACCCACCAAACGCTCCACGCTGCGCCGCCATTGCTTGGTTTTGCTGACCTTGAATAGCAGATGACCGTTCTGCCTCACGCATCTGTGGATCAAGCGCGTTTTGTATGTACGGTGACATATACGCTTGCATAGCATAGGGGTTGGTAGCCTGCATCGCGTAATTCTGACCTGCACCCAGAGCCCCCAGTCCACCCAATCCAGCTAACTGAGTACCAACACCAAGCTGTTGTGTCGGGCCAAGATTAGCGGCACCCTGAAAGGCTTGTTGTTGAAGTGGAGAAAACTCCGATACCCGTTGCCCGCCGTATGCTTGGTAGGGAGATTCTGAAAGCGCCTCGGCTTTACCCAAGGTACGCTCCATGTATGGTTTGGCGTACTCTGGGATTGTGGTCGTAGTTTGCGTAGTGTTAGTAGGCTGGCTTCCACCCCCACCAGCGTAAAACATAAACCACTCAGGGTTAAATAACCACTTGAAAATGTTCATAACTTTGCTCCCGCAACTCTGTATTTTTCCTGAAGCCCAAATCGCTGCCACAACCTAGTAGCTGATTCCCTAGATGCGCCTTCAATATATGTCGCACCGAACGCTTTCAGTAAGCTACTGAATTGCTGGTACGTTTCTCGACCGGTAATTAACTTGCCGCCCATCGTTACTACAAATGCCACTCGATTATTTGGGCGGTTATAAAACTGTATTGTTGCTGCGCCGTGAATTTCTCCAGCCTCATCTGTTGCAACGATCAACGTCCAAGTTCCATTCGTAACGTATACTTTTACATGCTCAAGAGTGTAGTCGTCCTGATACACTAAAGCCGCAGCGATGAATTTCTCCACCTGCGGCCATATTTGGTTAGCGTAGTTAACGTCTACATGTTGTATTTTCATGCGGGCAGATGTTTGTCAGCTTTCGTATTAACAGCAACCCTACCCTTACCCACACTCTTCTTTCTCGCTTTCTGCACGCGATCCATCATCGCGTAGAGTTTACGGGCACCGGCCTCAGTTGACCCGTTTCCGATTTCGGACACAATCCGTGCGGGCACCACAAACTCACCATCAGCAAGACGAGCAGGTTGCCTGTTGCCAATAGAAGCAGGGATAGAATCCGAAACTCCATCGCCGGGTCCTTTCAAAAGTCGTCCACCATCTGAGTAACCACCCAGATGCGATATACCACCCATATTAAACCGAGCTTCCCCACTATAAGCACCCACCCCAGCATCGGCGCTTGGCGCAATTACGTTCGTAGCCTCGGGGCGTTGCATCATTGGGTTGGCGTACAGCGGCGTATTAATATTAGCCATCGGGTACCCGGTATTTGCACCCACAGAGTTCATAGCCGACATCTGCTCGACTGGACCACCGACGGCATACGCAGCGGCTAATCCACCAGATGCTTTCTCGTATTCAGGACCCGGTGCTTCGTACGGAGTCTGCGCGGTGAAGACGGGATTGAAATACAAACGCTCACTACTGTCGGCGGTAGGGCTGACATCGTAGGCTTGAGGGTTAGGGTTGTAATCAAACGTATATGGGCGAATCATGCCCGGACTTTGCTCCGGAGGTTTTGGCTGCTTGGGTTTTAAAAGTTGATACGCACCGAGTCCCATACCCGTCGAAGCATAAGGATGTTCAGAGACGTAATCTTTTACATCTTGGAATGAACCTATATTTCCAAGGTTCTGCATGAAGTTTTGGCCCGGACGAATTCCTCGCCCCATGATAGCTGTTGGGTCTGGAGTAACTGAAGTGACGGGCTGAATTCCTTCGGACCCAACAAACCTTGGGTCTATACCAGATTTGTACCCCAAAGATAAATCATATGGTGATGTTGGGGCCGTAGGGGCCACTTGAGGAACTGCGGTCGGCGTAGCGACGGGGGGTGTAGGGGTAACTTGCGCCGGATTAGTTAAGAAGCTAGTACGGTTTGCCCCATCCATGGTGTACGAGCCCCACCCGTTACCAACAGAGTTTGCCGGGATGTTTACTTTAGGTCCTAGCATTTGTACGGGCGCACCGGGCCCTGCAGTTGACGCATTTAAGAACGCTTGTTGCCCCGGATTAAGTCCCATAGATGCTACTGTCTGCGCCGCAGGGGAAGCAATACCACCAGCCATGTTCTGCATCATAGCGTTCTGCATGGCTTGGTTCTGCATAGCGGTGGAGATAATAGAGCTTTTTGCCCCTTCCAGAGCCGCCGTAGTACCCGCAGCTTTCAGGCCCGTTGCGCCAAGCGCAGACCCCGCTCCCCCCAATCCAGCGCCACCTAAACCAAGTACGCTACCCGCTGAACCTGCGCCACCTAGAGCGCCCATACCGCCCATAAGTCCCGGAATCCCAAGAGAAGTGGCACCGAAGATAGTTCCCGCAGTACCCGCACCCGCAGCTAGGCCAGTACCAAGTGCAGCGCCAGCGCCTGTAGTCATAGCAGCGACGCCCGGAGCAGCGAGTGTTGCGCCTACCATTCCGGGAATAGCAGTGCTAGCAGCGGCAGTACCAAGCCCAGCGGCAGCGGCAGGAGCTAAAAAGGCCATAGTTTTACCTCAATATAGATGAGTAAAGTTTATCACGCTGGTATCCCACTCACAAACACAATCGACCCAATGGCCGACGGAGTGCTGGGTAAATCAGCGGTATTTGGAGGGGTACCAATAGTCTGGGCGGCAGAAGCATGAAGGTACACCCCTGTACCGCCGCCTGAAGTCGCAGCTAAGTCTGTCGCCCAGAACAATGCCACCTCATCCCCGCCTGTTACCGTAAAAGTAACACTGGAGTATGCAACCAGCGCCCCATCAATGCTTCCGTGCCGCTCCGTTACAGAGAATTGGCTTGTCGATCCGGGGACATTCACGCCGTTTATCTGCAACCACACATACAAATCATGTATCTGAGAAGCCGTGTTAAATACCTGTAGGCTGTAGTCAATCTTGTAGACGCCCGTGTAGTCTGGTGTGGCTGTGCTGTTTGGGTTTAGTGTGAACCCCAGTCCTGAGTCAAGCGTATCCCACAGCACCTTTGTAGCTACATTGTTTGCCGTTGCATATTGATCGGTTGTGTCCTGCGCAGCGATGTGAGGGAAACTTAAAAACCGACCACCACTTGCAGCTAGTAGCTGGCCTGTGACGTTATCAATTGTATTGAAGTACTGCCGCAGGATGTTATGCGTTGTGTCCGTATACCCACGATCAAACTCAACCGGCGCAAATGGCAGGGCTGGGGCTTTTGTATTGCTTAGGTAGTTTTCACCTGCCATAGCTAGTTCCTGCCGTCAGGACGCACATCAATACGAGGCACACCAAGCTGCCATTGGGTACCCAACGAGTTTGACTCCACCTTAAACGCCATCTGTCTGCCGCGCACCCGACTGTAGATAATCTCAGTGAACTGCTGCACGTTGTATGTAGTCTGACCGGCGTAGCTCTGCGCGGAAGTCACTGATGGGTTTGTAGACACCCCATAGCCAGCACCGGGGTTTTGTTTCGGGCGTACTGTGAACGTCACGAACGGCTTATCTGAGGTTGCCCCCGATGTGTCAGAGCCGTCAAACGTTATATCAGGCAGCATCCGCCACACAAACCCATAGTTGTGCCCGTCATCAATATCAAAGTCCGACGACTGGATGTACGCGTTAATTGGGCTTGGTGGGTTAGTCTCGCCGTCATCCACCGCCGCTTCGTGGAAGACAATCAGGTTATTGTTGGTAGCAGCTTGCGGGAACTGCCTCAACGGGGAATCCAGCCAAGCAGTGCGGTTCAAAGTGCCGTAATACCACACCCGGTCAAGGTAGTTAAATATGACATAGCGGTCCACCACTGTTGAGTTTTTTGAGCAATAGAACCACCAGACTTCACTAAAACCTTCGTTGGTACCAGCAAAAAACTGTGCTTCTTGGTCTCGGTTTATGTCTGTAAACACAAACTGCCGCACCGAGCAAGGTAGCGTCTCTACCCGGCCAGAATACATATAAAACTTATCGACCCCCATCCAGTACACAACACCCGCCGCAGTGGCTACCGCATTGGGAGAGACGATAGAGATGTTGTCGGCAAGCAGAGTGAAGCCATAGACAAACGGCGGTCCAAGGTACTGCATCGAGTAAATAGCGGCATCTGTCCACACCACAATCTCTTGGCGGGTCTGCATCGCACCAATAATTTCTGAGCCATGCGACAAGCGATAACTACCCGCTTGGTTTGTCGCCGCAGGTGTCCACCCGGTATAACTCTCTTGCTCAGACCAGCGGATAAGCAACGGGTCGAGCGGTGTTGAGTCGTACGTACCGTAGTCATTACATCCAAACGCGATAACAATTCGCGTCGAGTCTGACACCATGATCTGATTAATTTTTGATGGTACATCAGTACCCGTAACAACAGTACCACGCGTACCAAACGCAGGGGTCGCGCCAGAACCGGGTTGCCATAGATATAGTGCGCCGCCGCGAGGAGAAAACAGTAAATCTTCCCCAAAGTTAGACTGACTCCATAAACGAAGGGCTACAGAAACCGAGGAATTGCTATACGCCTCCCCCCACCCCGGGAACGTCGTAGCTTGTGAGACTTGAGCGCCAGAAAGATGGGAAGCCGCAGTAGTACCATCCGCCCCACGAACGCAACCAGTAAAGTCAGTCCCGGTCTTTCCAGAATACGTTATGTATTCCCCATCGACCCACATTGCGCCTGAAGCGGTAAACGCCGATGTGCTCACTACTGTGATGGTTGTTACTACAGCATCTATAGCGCCATTTAATGTAGATGCAGATACACCGGGTATGAACCCACCCCATGGAGACACGCCCCAACCAGTACCTACTGTATTAATAGCGGGGCCTGTACTTATTTGGTAAGCAGCATCGGTACCCGCCCCACCATCACCTATATCAGAAGCGTTTGCTGCAACGGAGGAAATTATGGTGTATTGGGTGCCCGATAGAACACTTTGTATCTGGAACTCAGAGTTAAGAATTGTTGCGGTTATGTTGCCACCAAGGCTAACTGCACCAGAGAAAATGACAAAGTCTCCTACCTGTAGTTGGGATGCACCTGTATCAGTAACCGTGAGCGTCGTAGAGCCGTCTACCGCTGCAAACGTAGTAGTGCTAGTCGTGCTAAGTCGGATTGGGGTAATGTCGTAATAAGCACCGCCATCCTCAACGTAAAACTTTAGGTTTGTACCTACACCTAAGAGATTTGCCCCGCTGAGTGCTACCCAGTTAAACAGCGAACGACATACCCCCTGAAATGTGTTGTAGGATAGCGCTGCCCAACCCCCAATTTTTTCAGGGTAGCCGGAACGAAACCGCACTTTATCGCAGTCGTACCAGCCCCCTTCGTTGGAAAGCGAAGTCCCTTCGCGGTTTACACCGGGGCGAAATTGTAGTTTCTGCAACGGCATGGTTGTTCCTTATTAAGCCAGCATGGTTTCAGCGTGGGTCTTGGCTTCGGCTACGCGGCGCAGCCACCCTTTACCAAAAGTCGCAAACGTAGGCAGACTGCGGTAAAAAGCTTCTTTTTCTGCACTGAATTTTGCCACCAATTCGCTCTGATTGGCAGCTTTTAATGCCGCCATAGTCTTGGGTCCGATAGCCCCGTCAGGTGTAGCGCCGATGGCTTTCTGCATAGTTTTTATCGCCCGCCCCGGCCCAGCGTTGACCGCAAAGTCAAACATCAGGTAGTCCAGACCATCCGGCATCTCGTCCGCCTTAACCGCATCCCAGTACTTACGCTTGTACATGGGGGCCACCACCTCGGGTGTTAGAGCGCGCATTGCTTTTTCGTCAACAACATGACCTACCCACTCTTCCCAAACCTTTTTGGTCACGCCAAGATTGGTCATGCCGCCGGGGTCCTTGGGATGGTTTACGAAGCCGCCCTCGTGCTTCAGAATGGCTTTCAGTGCGTCGTCAAAGTTCTCTTTCATTTCTTTGCCCGTATATCAATGATCTTCTCAAGCGTTCTGCCGCCAAAGTAAAACGACATTACCAGCATGCCCCACTGCCCCAGTAACTCCACGAAGGAGTCGGCAATATCAAGGGCAGAAGCGTCAAGGATTGCCAGCGCCATGTAAGCAACTAGGATGTAAACCAAGGTCAGCGGCCTGATGTTTTTAGACAGCCAGCTATCGCTGCCCATGTCGGCTTTCAAGCGCTCGGTCAAATTGTTCTGCTCGGACTTGTACAAGTCAGTATCGTTTGCCATCTTAGCAAGCTCACCATCCTGCGCCATCTTGGCAAGTTCCAGTTGCGCCTTGGCTTTCTGCTCCGGGTCAGGGATCAGTTTATCAATCAGTTTGCCGCCGATACCCAGCAGTGCGTCCAGTCCTAGCATGTCAACCTCCTTGTTGAATCATCCACCACATTGCCCAGCAAAACGCCGCAACAATTCCTGTAACAATTACTACCGTCGCCGCTAGTTCGATACGCGCCATTACCTTTTGCTTGGCTCGACGACGCTTCATTACTTCGGCCTTTTCATGCAAGCGCTTCTCGGTCTCTGCACGGCGCTTGATTTCTGCCTTGGCTTCACGGTCGGCACGTAGCTTACCCATACGTTGCCAAAACTCTTCCCACATCCCGGCTTCTTGGAAGTGGTAGATAAAGATATGCTTGATGTTGTCGTAGTACTGCTTAATCTGGCGGTCTATTGCCATCAACTCCATCACATACTCGGCATCCGACATATGGTCAGCCACTGTCTCGCCACGCTCTACCGCTGCTTCCTGCGCCACTTTTGCTTCTTCTAAATGCGCCCGATGCTCTTCGTACTTACCTGCTGCCGAGAAGAATTTTGTCACTGGTGAAAGTGACTCGGCCAAGTTCTTTCCAGACTCTACGCACTCATTGATGCTGTCGAATGCTTCCTTGGCTTCATCGGCGGCGGCTTTAATGCCATTAATTACTAACTTTACGCCCTGTATAGCCAGCCCAATTGTTATAGGGTCGATCATGGTTCATGAGCTTTCTGCAAAACATTGTTTATTCATACGAAATGTTAAACGCACTCTCTTAAAACGGCTCAATTTTTACCCTTTACTGCGGGTTATACATACTCGTACCAACCAGTAATAATGTATTTGTTCTCCGTAGGAGAAGGCACACCCCTGTGAGTATGGGTCCAGTCCACAGGCCAAATCATTGTTAGACCCTTATGCGGTTGTATAGTTTGTTTTTGATGCAAAAATTCTGTACCGCCCGCGTCGTTAACGTCGTTTAAATACGTCATCCACGCTAAACGCCGCCTATTAAATACGTGCTGCGCCCCACCGCGCTCACAGTGCCACGCATAGTATCCTTCTCCGGGGGCGTAGTGCTGGATATTAAAATTTTCTGCCCTCCACGGTGCGTTGCTGTTAGACGCGGGGTATAAGTGTATATACTGGTTACAAACCTCTTGTAACATTAAAAAATACTTTTTAAGCGCGGGAACGTAATCTATCTCTTTTGCATGGAAAGATATCTCCGTAGACGCCTTTATATTTCTGTCTACCCCAGCAGTTGTTAACCCGGGCGTTTTGTTATCCGATACCGTAAATAGCTGTATAAGCTCGTCGCAAACAGATACGTCGGATAAATACGCGCTATGTATGAAATCAGCCATTATTTAACGAAACGCCGGACCGCCAACCCACAACACCAACGAACGTCTTACACCCTTTGTTATGGGGGCTACACGATGCAATGTATACGCCGGAAAAAACCACGCCCTGCCTTTCTGTGTTTCTAAAGTCTGAGCTTCATCGGTACACGTCTTTACTTGAAATTCACCACCTTCAAACTCTGAAGGGTCCGATAAAAGCATGGACATAGACAACTTGCGTGGCACCTGTGTATCGCTTGGAGACGCATCGGTATGCCAGTTGTAGTGCCCCTGCGTCTCCCCGGTATACAACCCCAGTTGCATGGGTTCATGGAACCCGGTCAAATCAAAATGGAAAAAACGTCGATTAACTTCAGCTACTGCACCAGCAAGTTTTTCCCAGATAGGTGCAAGTTCGGGTTTTACCCCCAACCAACTAATCTGAGACTCACGAACCGCCGCATTTACATCCGCAGGTCCAGAACCCCCAACACACCCTGCCTGCAACTTTAACCACTCGGGTTGGGCAAGTAATAAGTTGATGTCTTCAGGCGTAAGAAAACCCTCCCAAAAAGCCATGTGGTCTTTACCGGGAATATTTCTGGCGGGGATTGGGTAGATCACGTTTATTTGTTCTCCATATCGTATGTTCTTTGTTTGTTGTACGAGTAGGTATTCCGCACAGTGCTGTCGCCAACCTCA